ATATCGGTCAATCATTTTAACAAGTTCTTCGTCACGGATTTCAACCGCTTTGGTTTCAAAATAACCGTTACCCATATCGACATTTACATAAATATACATCTTGTTACCTCTTTCCTATTTTGCCGAATTGCGTAAAAGGTATTGTAAATCAATTTTCATTCGTTCAAGTAATGATAGGATTCTAATTCTTATCCGTTGCTTTCGTGGCATTTCAGATAATAACTCATTCCATACCTCGTTGAATGTCATTGTTACCGCCTTTCTGTTTCAAAACCTCGAAAACATTTTGAAATATGCCTTGAAAATTTTGAAAGTTATTTCAATTTGTTGTACCATAAACAACCATAACCGTAGCCGAAGTAAAACCGCCCATTAACAGTTTATATGTTTGACCTTTGATACAAGGTGTAGAAAAACCATAGTTATAACCGCCCGCTCCGTTTGGACAAACAATAGAGCCCAAAGTCTTTGATAATCCGTTCAAATAAACATAACTTGCGGTCGTTGTGCTTGCCGTTGCGGTTACAATAAGCGTTCCGTCAACCGTAGCATTCCAAGTGTCATTATTTAATGAAAAATTATGAATGACATCATAGGTTAAATGTTTGTTCAAACCATCGATTGCCGTTTTTACTTTGGTGCTATCACTTGCGGACATCGGCATCATATCGGCTGTATTTACTGTTCCGCTAACCTGCACCTCGTTGCCGTTGCTATCTATGTATATCTGTTTTGACATTGTGAGCCTCCTTTAATTCTTGACGAATAATATAGTAGCCGTTGCACTTATATTTGATTTTGCCGTTGCACTAACATTTGTTATATGGAATGTAGCCGTTGTGTTATTAGTCAAAATAATTGCGTGAGGTATACAGTCCTTGTTTGCTATCGTGTAAAACACAACCGCTAAAGGTGTATATCCGCTCTTTGTAATGTCAAAATTAACCGCCACATCGGTATTAGCATTAACCGAAAAAGTTGAACTAAATACCTCGGTAGTGAGTAAATTTGCTTTTCCCTCCACCTTATCCCAAACCGTATCAGCCCCGCCGTCATAACTGATGTCTTGAGCCGTTTCGTTAAGGTTAGGAGCATCGGTGATTATTATATTTGTGTTTTCATAACCGCTATAATCACCACCGAGCGCCTCATACTCCGCAAGCGTCATTTCGACCGTGGTCGGTTTTGCCTCCCACTCTTGCGCCGTTGCGTTATAACGCAAACTGTCCGCGTTAGCCTTGCCCGTGGTGTCGACATCGTTGAGGTCGTCTATTGAGCCGACTGTTGACACGGTACCATTGACCCACTCGGCGCCGTTCCATACAAGCGCCTCACCCTGGGCCGCCCCGCTGATGTTTACATCGTCAAGGTCGTTGAGCTCGTCGGGGATTGCATTAAGCACGCCCTCCGATGTTACCGCAAAACCTACACCGTGGCCCGCCGTAGGCGCGCTGTCAAAAACGACATCCTCGGCCGCGTACTGGTCAGCAATGATCGCCGCGACCTGGGCCTCGAGGTTGTTTATTTCGCTATGAGAATCGATTCCCGTGTCGGCCGACTGTTCACATTCGAGGATAAACTTGAGGGACCCGATGACCGTGTCACCTTTTGAGATTCTAATCTCGCCCAGGCTCGGACCCGCGACCGCTGTCATTTGCTCGGTCGTCGTCACGATGACATAATTGTCGGCCGTATTGACGAGGGTCTCAATGACTTGATTCCCGTCGGGTTTCTTGATGATCGCGTCGACTGTCTCGTCACCCGCCAGGGTGTAAACCTGGGACCCCTCGAATAGGTTTGTCCTAAACTCGCGGCCCTTGTCGAATTGTGTCGCGTGAGCCACGGGCCACGCCTTGCCAGGAATAAGATTGAGGTTGATGATTTCCATTTATTAGCCCTCCAATTTGTTTATTTTATCGGTTAGCGCTTTAATCTGTGCCTTGAGGTCCTTGATCTCCGCGTCGTGTCTCTTTGCGATCGCCTGGAGATAGGGGACCATTTGAATATAATCAAGGCTCGCGGTTGTCGTGTCTGTCTCGGGCTTGACGAGGCCAGGCAATACGGCCGCCACATCCTCGGCAATAAAACCGCGTTTGTCGGTGCCGAGGGCCTTGTTTTTATAATCAAACTTGACCGCCTCGAGCTCGAGGAGCTTGTCGGCGTCATCCATAGGCTCAATGTTTTCCTTTACCTTGCGGCTCGATGTCTGATAGAGCGTCACACAAACGAGGTCGCCCGATTGTGCGAATCCGTAGACCGTCGCGTTATTTGATGAGTCGCGGAGTATTAAAACACCGTCACCCGCGGGCGCCGCGTTTAGTTCACAAACGGACCCGCCGCTGTTGTTTTTTAGGAAAACCGCGCCGCCGTAGGCGTTAGTTATTAGTTCGCCGACGACCACATTTGACGAGTTGCGAATCCCCAGGCCGCCGCCGTAACCGTCGCCCGTCTGACCCGCCTCGACAATTGCGTTCCCGTTTGACTTGCATAAATTGAGCACACCCGCGCCGTTGCTGTCTTGCGCCCACATTTTTATCAAGTCTGTCGACGACGACGCGCTCCTCATTCGCAAATAGGTGTTCCCGTTGACATTGATGTCAAATTCGGCCTTTGTTGCGTTGCTGTTGTTTATTAGGCTCATTTTGTCACGCGCGCGAAATTGATACATCGTTGCCGCGCCCGTCGTCATATTTATCGAGCTGTTACCCTGGGCGTCGGAGAGGACCCCCGCCTTGATGACGTTAGCCGTCAAGGTCCCCGTCACGATGCGGGAGGCGTTGATTTTGCCGTCAGCGGTAAGCGCGATGTCATCAAAAGGGCCCGCGTATGAGGTGCCATACCCGAGGCCTCCCCGATTAAAACGCCACACCTGGGAGGCTGTCTCTTTGCTGTCTGTGTCCATAATGAGAATTTGGTCGGGCTTGCCGTCTCCGTCGCTGTCGTCGAGGATGACATAACCGCCCAGGTTTCCCGTTATTAGCTGACTCGATTCGTTGACATAGTCACGCGAGGCCGCCCGCTCGATGCTCTTGACATTGTTCGCGATCGTGTCGGTTATATTCGCGCGGGTGTCTCCGAATGATGTTTTGACATATCTCTCGCGTAAAACATCCCACACCGTTTTTATACATTTAGCCGTGACCGCCAGGCCGAGGGGCTCGAAATAAATCTTGACGGTGTCGCCCAGGTCAACGCGCTCGGTGAGGCCTTGCATTTGCACAAAATCGAGCGTGATCGCGTTCGAGACCGCAATCAAGTTATTATTCGAGATATATCTCGCCGCCAGGGTGCCGAGCTGTGTCGTGATAGGGACCGTGCTCTCGGGGTCGACATCGGTCGAAAAGTCGAGAGCGATGTCTCGAGGGACATCAAACTCGAGGCCCGTGTCGACTCTTGCCCCGACGGTCTTGACGCCGTTCGGGTCGATATAATACGGAATAACTCCCGTGACGAGGTTTGACATATCGAGGACCTGGGAGAGGTCGGTCAAATTTTTCCCGTATCGGATTGTTACGCCGCGGTCGATGCCTCGCGATGCTTTAAGGGTCGCGGTGTAATTGTTAAAATACCATTCGCCGCCGTAGACATCGAGGAGGCTCCCCGCCTTGCCGCCAAAAAAGGACCTCACCGAGGCGGGCGCGGCGATATTAAACGCGCCGACCGTGGTCTTGTCCGTGTTAATGGTAAAGGCTCCCGCCTGGGCCTCAAGCAAAACGCAAGCCTCGGGCGCGGATGATGCCGACCCCGTTGTTATTACCTTGCCGCTCAAGTCATAGGAAATGTGTTGAGCATATACCGAGAATTTTCCCTTGATCGTTTTCCCGACCTTGTAGATTCTGAAAATTTGAGGCTCGTCGGTATAATTAGGCTTTGCAATTATAAACCGCCCAGGCTGAATATCGGCCGCGTGGATTCCGTCGGCCGCATATTCGAGCGAGAGCTCATAGCTTGAATTTAAGCCCTCGGGGACCTCGCACTTGATCGCGTCGGTCAATGCGCCCAGGCCGTAATTTGTCGGGACCACGCCCTCGGTTATTCTGTCAAAAAGAATAGGAATCATAAACCTCGCCCCTTATATAGTGAAATATCGCGGCCTTATTGTGGCCCTTGTCACCGTTCCCGTTATGCCGATATTTGCCACGCCTGGGCCTATCGTGGGGAATGTCCCCGCGATATTTGCGTTCATATTCTCGGCGGGCTCTCGGTAGGCGTTCATTGTCTCGCAATCAATATTTATATAGTCCGCGATGCTCGCCGTGATCGTGACGCCCTGGATTGAAAACGTGACAAGCCCCGAGCCCTCGAGGTGAATCAAGGGCTTTGAGGCGAATCGTGTCTCGTTGATTATCGCCTGGCCGTTGCTGACCTCGATCTCGTTGTCGGCATCCTTGAGGAATCGCTCGGGCCTACAAGTAAAGCGGAGCGATGCCTCGCCGTATTGTGTCAAGTCGTTTGTAAACGAATCACCGCCCGAGTAATAAGCCAAACGGTAGACATCGGGCTCAAAATTGTCCTCGAGTCTGTTGTAACCCGTTTTTGAATTGAGCCACGCCGCGACCGCGTCGACCGTGTCCGTGAGGTTTTTGTCGGCCGAGTCAGCGACCCAAACCTTATAAACCCTCGAGACATCACTCCACGCGTTTTCTTGCTGAATTATTGCACCGTTTC